CGTCTTCCGTCAGCGGGCCGGTCCAAACGCTGTACTGTTCGCACAGCAGGGCACTGGTGGCAGCGTAGAACTTATCCTGCTGGGCTTCACCAGCGACAACCACCGGCTGATTCGCCTTCGATAGGTCACGAGTCCAGGCAGTCAGGGCATCGCCGACAGTCAACCCGCCGTCGACCGCAGCCTGAATCGACTCTTCGGAGACTCGCAAAGCCTTTCCGCGAGCCTGCAGGTCGGTGATACGCTCCCGCTCTTCCGCCACCTTGTCACGCAGCGGGATCGAGCTGGTAGCCGTGATCGACCCTTCGGCTAGTGCCGTGGTCGTGGATGGCTTGTTCTGCTTGGTTAGGATCTGTTCCAGCACCTGATCTTCGGTGGCATCGGCACTCATGCCGATCGCCGCCTTGTAGGTGTTGAGCACCGTGGAGCAAGTCGCGTCGTCGACATCGAGCGACGCCACAAGCCCGCGGGCATACAGTGCCGCTTTGAGCTTCGTTGACATAGTCTGATTCTCCGTCACTCTGATGGAAAACTTTGTGCTCTTTGACGCAAGACGTTCCTGCTCTTGAGCTATCACTTCTTCAAACGTCGCGACACCATCGATCATGCCGCGATTGCTGGCCTCTCCGGCAAGGAAGACGTTTCCTTGACCGAATTTCTCTAGTACCGCTTGTGGCGTCGTCTTGCGTTGCTCAGCAACACTGCCAACAAACTGCTGATAGATGGCGTCGACGCGTCCTTGCAGCGACGCCTTCCGTTCTGCGGTCAATGTCTCGTAAGGAATGCCAGCCGCCTTCAGGTCGCCAGCTCGCAGGACGGTGTATTTAATCCCGTCCTTCTCAGCGGCTTCGGTGACGTTGGTCAGCACGTTGTAAACGCCGACCGAACCGACCTGCGTTGATTCACTGGCAAAGACTTCGCTTGCGGCGGAGCCGAGCCAATAAGCCCCGCTGGCCATCATGTTGGATGCCGAGGCGACCACACGTTTTCGCTGGGCCAGCTCGCGAACCGCCGCGGCTGCCTCGGGTGTTCCGCTCGCCGCACCACCGGGTGAATCGATTTGCAGGACGACCGACTTCACCGAGTCGTTAGAAGCGGCGGCACGTAGTTGCTGAGCTAGGACATTAGTGCTCGTGCCGCCGCTCATACGCGTCATCATGTTCATCTTGGGGGCCAACGTCCCCTCGACGTTGATCAGCTGAATACCGCCGTCCAGCATTTTCGGCTCATTCGATTCCGCAACGCGGTCAGCGAACCGATCCGATAGGTCGATCCCGATCGCCCGTGCTTCCAGGAAGGCAACAATCTCTTCCAGCTTCTCGGGTAGGATCAGCCAGCAGTCGTTCAGGATGAACCGCACGACGTGGCGAATTCGATGGTCTTTGACCTGCTCACTCATCGGTGGCTATCGCTCCCTGAGCAACGCTCGTCGCCTGCATCGGTGCGTTGCCTTGGCCCTTGGACCAGTCAAGCACGATCCCCAGACGCTTAGCTTCCTCATTCACGACCTGCATCTTTCGCAGATTGTGACGCCAGTGCTTTCCGCGGCGAGCACACTCGTCCTGGTAGGTCGCCAGGCCCGAACGCAGTCGATCCAGCGACGCTTCACCGTCGTCCTTATCCAGGTCCGCACGGTTACTGGCGATCAAGGCACACTGGTTGTATTTCCACGGACGGCGGGTGTAGTCTTGTGCCCGCACGCTGCGGAGCCGGCCTAAGGCAATCGCTTGGGCCGTGAACTCGCGACGCATGGGGATGACCACGCGGTTGGCAAAGCAGGTCTGGATCGGGGCGACCGTCTCGTCATCTTCATGGTGGGCCGCTTTGATGCTCGCCATGTTGGATTTGCTTGGGTCACCAAGCAACGTCGACACGCTGATCTTGCAGCCCATCGCTGCTAACGTCATTAGCAGGTTCCGGAACGTCTCGGAGTCGCCCGTGCTGTGCTTGCTCTCGATGATCTCGACGCGGTCTTCTGCCTTCAGGGCACCCACGTATGGGTAACCGAGCTGGAAGTTGGGGACACCCGTTTCGTCGTCTTCTGCGTCCAAGCAGACCTTGGCGTTGCGATCGCTGGAGAAGACTGCGACGCCCATCAGGGCCGTCAAGGCCCGAGTTGTGAGTTCATTTGCCACGAATCGGTCAAGGTCGTGGGCCGTCCGTAGCGGGGCCGCAAACCATGTGACGCCAAGCTTTGCACTGGGCCTAGTCGGAGTGTACTGGTGGATGATTCGATCGGCTGGGATCCGTGTTGAAGCGGGCGTCCATCCGGTGGAGCTGTCATACGGGTGAGCGTCGAAAACATAAAACGCCACCTTCCGATTCCGTTCGTCATACTCAATCCCGTTGCTGATCCGGTTGTAAATCTGGCCACGCTTGGTCCGGCTGACAGTGACGTCACGGTCGCGGTCGGTGTCGATCTGTTCCCACTCAAGGAGCTGGTAGCAGAGCGGTACGATACGCGTTGGGTTCGGGTCCATGACCTTGAGCCACAGCACGTTGCCGGCTTCAACCTCATCGCCGAACGCCGTCCGCTGCTGTTCGTACATGCCGAATTCGCCTTCGGCATCAAACTCGTCCGTTGCCCAGCGGCTGAACCAGGTATCCGATTCGATCTCGAACGACACCAGATCTTCGTTGTCTTCTTCCATGCAGCTGGCGTCGGAGTAGGCCGCGACGCCGGTGCCAATGACCAAACGTGTCAAAGCATCCTTGGCCTTCACCAGCACGTTATCGCCGCGGACCTGATCACGGATGCGAGCCGTGAGCATGTTAAGCGAATGCTTGATCGCTTCGTTGCCCGAGTAGTTCTGCGGGATCCAGGCAGAGTTCAGCCGAGTTACACGAGCGGCTGGGTACGGGCTGGTTATGTCACCCGCAGCACCGGTCGTCGATGTCCCAGACGATGCCTGCTCACCAGCCATATCACTGGCCGGGCTCGCGGTCTTAACCGCGTTTTTTTTCAACAGCTTTTCGAGCCAACTCAGCATCCGTTAGCCACCGAACATCGATCGGAACTTGCAATTGGCTTCGTCCCGTTCGGCAAGATCAATCGCAATCTTCTTTGCGGCGAGAAGATCCTTGAGAGATTCGAAGCGTGCGTGATCTTCGTTCTCGCGGAACTCGACAGGTCGAGTCGATGGATCCAAGATCACAGCATCGATCGTCTCTTCAGGCGTCGCCATAGTGCGACGATAACAGACCGATGCAATGTCACAGTGTGACGAAAAATTGGATCCACGGTGATTTTTAGAAATTCCGTGGATCCACGGTTTATGGCCCGCGATGGATAGCTTCGGCAAAGGCCTTGTTCATCTTGGCAGTTAGATCAGCTTCAGGCTTTGGTTTCCCGTTGGCTTCGACGGGCTTTACTGGCTTAACGCGTCTTCTCTTCCAGCGGTCGTATATGCGACGTAGTTCCGTTCCGGGCGGTGGTCGCGATGTGATGTAATCATACTCCCTTCCGCAACCAGTCCTTTGATATAGCAATGCGTTACCAATGCGTCGTTGGTAATCGTCGTCCCAATACTCAACCAACTCCCAAGGTGCATGGCCATGCTTCTTAAACATTTCATCCAACTTACGACCACGCGATTCGCAATAATATTCGTTCACTGCTCGCGAATGCTGTCTTAGTATGTGATCAGAGAATGTAGCAATAAACTCCTCAGCTCGATTAACGAGTGATAGAAGTGCGAATGCCGTCATGTTTTGTGGATCATTGGCGATATCACTCTCAGCTGCAGCTTCGTTTTCAAACGGCTTTCCCCAACTTCCTTTAGCAACCGATCGTATTGTTTGTATGCTTGTGAAGTGTTTCATTTCATCTCTGGCCTTGCTGCAACGTTAATCTGCTGCGGAATCATACCCCAATGCTTTGGCCGCCATGGACGTGCAAGTGCAATCGAAAACTCGCAGCCTTCAGTGGGGCACTTGTAATAGGCAATCGCCTGCTCTGTCCTTGTCTGTAGACAACGAACGTGCTGACGCTTCTCTGGTGGAAGCTCTGCACGTTTGCAATAGGGACAGATCGGTGCCCAGGTGATGCTGCCATATTCGACTTCGACACCTTCAGGCGGCGGACCCTGGTTTGTCTGCGGGGCTTGATCATCCGCGTCAAAACTCTTTGGTTGGCTCTTGCTCACAGCTGGTATTCCCTTACGGCCACTGTCGGCATCGGCTCTCTCTGACGGCGTCTGCCGTTGGTTGCCTTCTGCCATGTGCTCGCGTCCCATGTCGTTTCTAGCTCCGTCAATAAAAACTCAGCCGCTGCAAAGCCATAGACTTCACAGTCACCGTAGTGGTTACCCCACGACTCATGTCGTGGCTTCCAAAGCGTTCGCTTACGTCCTGTTTGCTTGTCGGTGATCTCAGTCGGCCGCTCGTTGCCGATCTGCCTGAGATAATCCGCCGACGTCTGAACCACGTTGTGATAGAAGTTCCAGCTTCCCGGCTGTCCTGCCGGCAGCGTGAACTTCTCAAAGATGGCTTCTTTGAAGTGGGGCGTGAAGACATTCAATACGCGACGTGGTGAACCGTATGCAGGCCCGCCGCGTTGCGGCCGCTCCACGATCGTTTCCTTGAATCGCTCTTGCGGCTTGATCTTGTGCTCACCACGGCTGGCTTTGACGCGACGCTCGTCTTGCTGCATCACGAACGCATGGACTTCACGTGTGCGATAGCCCGTGTCGATCAGCGTCAACAGGGGCTTCAGACGATCCTTGCCTAAGGGGTTTCGCTCGCCATCTGCAATGAGAAAGTAACGGTTCAGAACTGCATCGGAAACTTGCTTCAGGTCAGACCGGAAGTATTCGTTAAGTTCGTCTTCCGAGAGTTCTTTCGGGTCGATCGCGTCGGTTTCGTATCGTTGAAGGTAACCAACTTCAACGAGCCAGCTGGTGC